AAAACATCCAACGAACAACTCAACAGGGTGAAAGTGCCGAAAGAAGAGTTAAAGAATACTTACAAAACAAAGGATTCAAAGTTGAATATGAAGGTGGAAATGGTGATTTAATTGATATGGTATTTGGGACCGATCTTATTATGTCTCATCCTGATTTTGGTGTAAAAACAATCCAAGTTAAAGCAAATGAAAAGGCTTATGATCAAGATTACAAATATGTTGATTGGGTGATAATTGCAGACCCTTTCACTATTTATGATAATAAAACAAAAGAGAAAATTGAATTATAATGAATTCAGGTCAAATATGGATTACAAGAAGGTTGGATGATATAATCGGAACTGTTGAAGAAGCTGCTGGAGACATTGATACTGATGATTACCCAAATTTCCAATCTTGGATGATGGATGTGTTTGACAGTGCGTTGAATAGATTACATGATGAAAGTTATCAATCAGAAAGTAATTTTTTAGACAAATATAGTGGTGTTTTATCTGCTATGGAAGACATGTTTAAAGATCAGTTGGAGGATTTTTATTTATCAGAAAAAGATAATGATATAATAAACGAAAGTTCAGAAATACCTATCAGATTACTCAGACGAGGAGTGGAATTAGAAAAGATTGGTGATATAGTAGAATACCAAACAGAAATACAAGACCCTTGTGATTTTGAAGATGAAGAAGACTACGCTGATTTTTGTATTTTACAGGGAATTCATTTTTATTACTGTGATGAAGGATATTGTGATGAAGACGAAGATACTGAAGATTATGAAGGGCCATCACCAGCAATGGTAGAAGTAAGAAATGAGGTTGAACAATATATATATGATAAATACTATGACTATTTAGTTGGTATTTATAATGACGGAGATTGTTAACAATGAAAATACTAATATCAGAAAAACAGGCAGATAGAATATTCAACGACAAAATTGAATGTGAAAAGTGTGAACACTCTTGGAAGAAAGAGAATGATGACCCTCATCCATTTTTATGTCACGATTGTGGATGGGATCAAAAGAAAGAAAAGTACGACAAAGAAAATCTATTCAAATTTTGGAAAAATAAATTATCCAAAGAACCAATTGATGAAAAATGGTCTCAAAAGTATAAAAAATCAATAAATTGTAATAACCCAAAAGGTTTTAGTCAAAGAGCACATTGTCAGGGTAGGAAAAAGAAAAAATAATTTATGAGTTTAATTACGTTTATTATACCGTCTATCAATAGACCAACATTAGATAATACAATCCAATCTTTACTTAATCAAACAAACCCGAATTGGGAATGTTTTTTATTATATGATGGTGTTGAGGGTAAAAAATTTGACGACCCTAGAATTAAAATTTTTAATCTCAATAAATTAGGTAAAAAAGGGGAACGACATGGTAATGCCGGTTTAGTTAGAAATGAAGGTATTAAGATGTGTGCAACAGAATGGATTGGATTCTTAGATGATGACGATACCATACATGAGGATTATGTTAAAACTTTATCTGAAAAATACACAACATATGATTTTGTGGTGTGGAGAATGAAAACCACAAACGGAAAAATATACCCTGATTTAAACACAAACAAACTTTTAATAAATAAAGTTGGTATATCAATATCCTTCAAAAGTAAAATAAATAACATACTATTCAATTCAAATCACGACCAAGAAGATTTTGAATTTGTTGAAAATTTAGAAAAACAAACTAAAAATTTTATTATAACACCTGAGATATTTTACAATATAAGACACTAAACTATTTTAATATAAAAAAATGAGAATAATAACATTTTACAATAAAATCATTAGAAAAGAATTATTAACTAAACAAAAAGAAGTTTTTAATAAATTTGGTTATAATTTAGAACAAATTAATGTTGAGAATTGGGTTTCTCACGGACATGCTGTTAATGAATTTTTGAATGGTATTGATAACCCTAATGAAATTATAGTTCTATTTGACGTTGATGCTATTCCATTAAACCCAATTGTTATTAACGATACGGTAAATTGGTGTCAAAATAATTTAGGTATAGTTGGTATTGCTCAAAATGCCCCTAAAACAAAAGATTATATCATTTATGCGTCACCTGCTTTCATGGTATTCAGTATGAATACTTACAATACTTTAGGTAGACCAAGTTTTGAAGAAAATAAAAGATCCGATTGTGGCACAGAGATGACTCATAAATGTAGGGAGATTGGATTAGAAGTTAGAATGTTTTATCCAACAAGTTATGAAGAAAGAACCTTCCAGTTAGACGGATACATACATTATGGTTATGGTTGTAACTATGAAAATAAAATCTACCATTCTTTTGAATCTAGATTTGGTAAGAAAGATAGTTTTTTTATAAAAAAATGTAATGAAATTTTAGGGTAAAATGAATGACGATTTTTTAGTTAAACAAGTTGATGGTTATGGTTTAGGTAACTTTATTATGCTTACACCAACTATAAAAAAATTATCTGAAGATCAGGGTAAAAAAATAAATGTTTATTTTCACGATGAATTTGTTAAAAATTGTTTTATCAATTGTGACTTTATTAATATAGTTAATGAAGAGTATAAAAAACCTGATCTAACAAGTGGCGAAGTTAATAGAAAAATCCCAGATTATAAAAACATATTTCAAAAAATAATTAAAGAAAAATGGGACCCAAAATATCACACATACGTTGATAATGCAATTGAAATACCAAAAAAAAAAGAAAAATATATTCTTTTTTTTAATGGTTTGGCCGGTGTTTCACCCGTAATAGGTGGTGAAAAATCATATTGGTGGGGTAAAAAAGAAATTGATGAAGAAACTTTTCGTTTTATAAAATCAAATAGTAAATTACCAATTTATTTTACTGGATCACAAAATGACATTATTAATCATCCATGGATTGAGAAATTATGTGATAAAATATATGTAAATGATATTAGAAACTCTTTGGCGTTAATTAGAGATGCGGAAAAAATCATAAGTAATGATACTGGGCTCTCACACTGTGCGGGGGCATTAAATAAAGATATTTTGATTTTATGGAAAGACACCCCATTTATTAAGAATACTAATCCTGGTATTAAAACAATATATTCAAAAAAAGAAAATTGGAAAAAAGACATAACGTTATTTTTAGATAATAAGGTTAGATACTCAAATGTTGACGATAAAAAATACGTTTATATTATTCCATCTTATGAAAGATTTGATAAGGTAATTGAATTAATTGAAGATATTATGAAGGTAGATCCAAGATGTTCAATTTTTTTAATTAATGATGGTTCTAATGATGTTAGTTATAATTTATTAAAAAATTACGACACTAGACTTTTTTATTTGGAAAATGAAGTCAATATGGGGAAAAAAGGATATTGGAAAACAGTTAACAGGTTACTCAAAGAAATATCAAACCACGAATTTACTTTTTGTGTCATGCTTAATGATGACTTAACTTTAACTTATGATTTTAAAATTATTTTGGACAACAATTCAACTAAGAAAAAAATACTTAGGTTGTTTACACCCACAACATTGTTAAATAAACAAAATTGGGGGTTTGAAAATTGGGTGGATGGTATTTTTTGTACACCAAAATTTTTTTTAAAATCAATAAATTACTCAATCGATGAAATTAATATTCCTGATAAGGTTTTAGTTTCTTCAGGTGTTGGTAGACAACTTACGGAAAAATTAAACAAATTTAAAATAAAAGTTGATTTTGTTGGGTCAATAGTAGAACACAATGGTAATGAAGATTCCAAAATGCATCCGATATTGAGAAAAAAAGAACCACTTATTGCTAATATTGAAAATATAAAAATAGAAAATAAAGAAGTGGTTGAATTAGAAAAATCACCACAAGAAAATATTATTAGACAAACTTTAGAAAAAACAACGTCAAAAATAAATTATGAAAAAGTGAATAATACATTTAATGTGCAAAATAACAATACAAAAATAAGATTACAAACAGGATCAATTAATGAAAGACCAAGAAGTAATAGTCAAACAATGTTAAAATTAATGAGTAAAAGACGTGGTAGATGAGTTTAAGTATAATTGTCCCAACATATAATAATGTAAAATTTTTAGATGAGTTATTTGAGTCTTTTAAGAAAAATGATGTTAATTTTCCTCATGAGTATTTAATTGGTATTGATAATTGCGAAAAAACAAAAAATTATATTGAAGAAAGAGAATTTCCTAATAATTTCTTTTTTTTCTATTTTGTTGAAAATGTTGGACCATATAAAATTAAAAACACTTTGGCTGAGGTTGCTAAGTACGACAACCTATTTTTTTTTGATTCCGATGATTACATGACAGAAAGTTGTTTATCTGAAATTAATAAATTAATTTTTAAATATGAATGTGTTAAACCTAAATTCGTAAACTTCAAAGATACCAATGAAGGTAGGGTGTTCATTGATGGTAAGGGGTTATATGGTGAAGGTGTATTTGCAATACATAAAAATTTATTTTTGGGAATGAATGGGTTTGAAGGTTGGAGATGCGCGGCTGACTCTGATTTTATGGGAAGAATATACAAACTTAAACGAAAAATTAATTTAACAAATATAATTTTATTTCACAGGAGAATACATGGAGACAGCCTTACAATGTGCGAAGAAACTGGATACGCTTCTAAGATTAGAGGTAAGTACTCTTCAATATCTAAAAACAAAACTGATCATGGAATTTTAACAAAATTAGAAAAAGCAGATTATCAAATATTATATAAAGAAACTAAAAGTTGGTCCGAATCTATCTCTACAATTCAAAATAAAGAAATTGACTTACAAAAAGAACTTAAAGAAAAAAAACACAAATTACTTGAATCAATTTTTAGCGATTCACCAAAAGAAGTACCACATAGAGAAATTAAAGTTGTCAATTATAATAAAGTAAATCAAATAACAAATCGACAAACCCAATCAAATTTGGGTACTGCATTAAAAAAAGCAAAATTAGAAAATATCAAAAGAAATTCGAGGCGTTAGAATTTTTTTTCACTATATTTGTTTTATGGAACACAGATATAAATCAGGAAACGTAATCAAGGACGATCACATCAAAAGAGTTAAAAAACTTTTAAAGAATAAAGGAGTGTCTTTTGAATTTAATATTTGGAGAGATAAAGTTGAATTCCAAATCACCAATATCAGAAAATACAATAACGGATGGTCTTTTAGTGATAAAAATAACTATTGTTATGAGGTGGATATCAAAATGATTAGTGATGCACCTTTTTCTCGTAACTACATAAACTCTAATGTAAGACGATTAAACTCTCGAGTTAGAGCTTGGTCTAACGAACAAGTATTATTGGAAGAGTTACAATTCTTCGGGATGAACAACATTTGTATTTCAAAGATTCAATATGTTTAGAGTTCTTTTATATTTATTAATATGAAAGTATCAATAACAGAAGATCAACTAAAAGTAGTACAATCAAAATTACTTTATGAACAAATCCTTGATGATCTTGTTTTCAAACTATCTTTAATTACAGAAGATGGTAAGACTAAACCTGATATGGAATGGGATTTTGAACCTATCAAAAAAGAAATTGATTTGTCTAAGTTATGGGTTAAAACTAAGGAAGACGCCATAAAATATATTGAAAAGGTTAAAGATAAAATTGAAAATCTTCCTTCTGACTTAAAAAAAAGAATTGTAAAATATATTGCTTATTCCTTATTAGGTTTGTTGAGTTTGAAACAAATTGAAAAGTACTTGGATCCTCCATTACAAAGTGCGGTAGAAACTGAAAAAGAATTCATCAAAAAAGTAATACCACCAAGAATAAGAAAGTCATCGGAAGGTTTAATAGATCACTTGAAATACGAAGAAGGATCCATTAGACATAAAGGACAACCAAATTTAGTTGCATATGATCTTGGTGATGGTGCTTATACCATTGGTTATGGACACGCCATATTTCCTGATGAACAAGAAGGATTTGATTTTCTACCAAGATACTCAAAAATAATTCCAGGTAGAACAAAAATTACAAAAGAAGATGCCGAAAAATTATTGAAAGATGACATGAGAGAAGCGGAAAGTATTGTTAATCGAATTTTGGATCAGTGGGAAGAAAAAGGAATCAAACCACCAATTACACAAGGAATGTATGACGCAATGGTTTCAATGTCCTTCAACATGGGAAGAGGTATAAGAACTTCAGATTTCATCCAAGCAGTTAAACGAGGTGATTTTGATTTAGCAAGAAAACTAATTTTAACAACAAGTGAAAATTTATTTGACGAGTTTCCTGGACTAAAATCAAGAAGGAAAAAAGAATCGGAAATGTTTATATGATTAATCAAGAAAAAATATTAAAACTATTCAAAAGATTTGAGGGGGATAAAATTGATCTTTACGGGTTAAAATGTGTTCCTGTTAGAGTTGGGGAAGAAATAATATCAAAAAGACATAATAAACCTTATTATCCGATTGAATTTAAAATAGAAAATCCAAATGATGTTCCTTATTTCCATTCAATAGTACATGAGGAACTTTTTGATATAGTAATGGAGTTTGAAGAGTATGTTGGTCTTAAATTAACTACTGAAATATTATGGGATGAACAACCAAAATTTTATCTTAACGACAAAACAAGGGATCAAATTCAAAAAGTTTTCGACTCTGTAAGAGAAATTAAATTCACCACAGGAACCCCATTTGTTGGGTATAGAAGATATGTAATCAATATAGAATCTGTTGGTTTAAAAAGTAAAAATTTTGATCATGATGCGTATTATATTGATAATACCGTTGTTCCATTATCCGCAACAAAAAATGGTGAAAATGTTGATGTTAATGAAGCTATAAATGAGTATATCGATGAGTTCTTACCACAGGTAGAAACATACTACGAAACTGAACACTATTATCGAGGTGTTGATCAAGTGATTAGTCAATATCCACTTCTTAACGTTGATTATGTTGCAACTTATTACGACACCAAGTTTATCCGATAATAGACTTACTTCTTTTCTTACGGTGAAAAGTAATAACAAATCGGTGAACTTCATTTTGAATCTCGGCTAACAAAAACCCAAACTCACTTCTTGGAATATCAAAACTTGATCCATCAATTTTGTGGATCGTAGATGATCTGTGTTTGTCGTCTTTTGAAATAGAGATCAAGTCAACTCGATTCAATAAACCAAGATCCTCAAATACTTTCTTGGCAACACCCAACTGACCTTTACCACCATCAATAATCACAAGTGAAGGTAACTCTTGTTTTTCATTTAAAAGTCTTTTGAATCGACGATTTAATACCTCATCGAAAGAAGCATAGTCATCAGGTCCCTCCACAGTTTTGATATTAAACTTACGGTAGTTTGTTTTATCAGTCTTACCATTCTTGTAACGAACAAGAGCAGACACCTGACAATCTCCTGCAGTATGTGAATTATCAAATGCTTCGATAAGAGTTGGGACATTTAATAAACCAAATTGTTCTTTGAATGATCTTGCAACATCACTATACTTTCGAACACGAAAAGACTCGAGTTTTTTCTCCAATAAATCAACAACATCCATTCTGTTTTTGAAGTTCTGAGCAATCTCAAACTCCATTTGATCGGAGTGATACTTCATGTACTTCTTCAAACGATTTCGAACTTTGTCGAACTGAAATGAAAATACATCTTTCATCTCACTTACAATCTTCAAGTAAGAAAACTTTTGAATAGAAGAAACACAAGGAGCATTACAACGACCAAGATGAAACTCCAAACAAGTCTTGAACTTTTCGTTTTGGATATTCTCTTCAGTCAAGTTGTAAGAACAAGATCTAAGATTGAAAATGTCATGGACCATCTCATAGATTTCATAACAAGAGTTGGAACTTGTAGATTCCAAAAGAACTTCACCAGTAAAGTTAGAAGGATTACAAACCAAAAGTCTTGGGAACTCATCTTCACTCAAAGTAATAAACCAACGACGAGAACGATCATCTTTTGCTTTGATGTTGTATTTTGGTTTGTGTGATTTGATAAGTTCATCTTCCAACAACAGAGCCTGACTCTCATCGTTAGTAGTCATGAACTCAACATCTGTGATCTCATTCACCAAAGACAAAGTCTTCTGATCTTTGTGATTTTTTTGAAAGTAAGACTTTACTCGTTTAGGAAGATACTTTGACTTACCAACATAGATGATCTGACCTTTCTTGTTTTTGAAAAGGTAACAGCCGCTAGATTGTGGTATGTTTGAAAGTTTCTCTGTAATCACAATACAAATATACGAAATTTTTTATATTAACTACATGTTAAGATGATTAACTTTGGGCTAAGAATAAATAAAATTGGTGATTTAAGTTATAAGACTAACTATCTATTGGTAAATAAAATTAAACAAAAAAACTATGAAACAAATTTACCTAACAATACTGTCTGTTATGATGACGGTAATGACTTATTCACAAAGTCAATTTTGGACGGCAACTGATTATAAAGGGGCTTTTCCTGTAACGGATAACTCACCTGCAACTGATTGGACTTATGGGTGGTCTAATTGGGATCCTGAAAACACAACTTACCCATCAACACAAACAACAACAAATTCAAACATCACAACAAACACAACTTGGTCAGGTGTTGTCCTACTTCAAAACAAAGTTTACGTTAAGAACGGAGCGACTTTAACTATTTTACCAGGAACTATCATCAGAGGTGACTATTCAACACAAGGGACTTTAGTTATTACGAGAGGGTCAAAGTTAATTGCTGACGGCAACCAAATGAATCCTATTGTATTTACTTCAAACAATCCTGTAGGACAAAGAGCTGAAGGTGATTGGGGTGGAGTTATTATTTTAGGTAATGCGATAAACAATCAACCCGGTGGTGTTGCAAACATTGAAGGTATTACTCCTACAAACGACACCCAACACGGAGGAAATAATGATAACGATGATTCTGGTATTTTAAGATATGTTAGAATTGAGTTCGCGGGTATTCCACTTGAACCTAACAAAGAAATAAATGGTGTAACATTTGGGTCTGTTGGTAATCAAACATTGGTCGACTATGTACAAGTTAGTTTTTGTGGGGATGACTCTTATGAATGGTTTGGCGGAACTGTAAATTGTAAACACTTAATATCATATTCAACAGTAGATGATGACTTTGATACAGACTTTGGATACAGAGGTAAAATTCAATTTGGTTTGGCGATTAGAAATGAAAATTTGTCAGACGCCGCTGGCGACTCAAATTGTTTCGAATCGGATAATGACGCACAAGGTAGTGTGGCTCAACCATTGACTTCACCTGTATTTTCTAATTTCACATTAATTGGTGCTAAAAGCAATGGGACGGTTTCTCTTCCAATAGGTGAAAAATTTGAAAAGGCTTTCAGATTGAGAAGAAATACAGCAACTTCTGTTTTCAATACAATTGTTACTGGATGGGAAAAAGGAGTATCTTTAGAAGGAACAGCCGTAGAAGATAATTTAGCGGGTGACACGATGCAATTCCACAGTAACATTCTTTCTAACTTTAACACTGGTACTGTTTGTTTGACAACAACTGCAGGTGTACTAAACACATATTTTTCACAACACTTAAATGACTCAACATCAACTATTCAAAACATTAATTGGATCACACCATTTGTGCCAATTGGATTAACACCTGATTATAGGTTAAATGATAGCTCAATTGCGGCTACAGGTGCTGACTTCCCTATAGATGTTTTTGGTGACTTATTTATTGGTGTGAAAACTATTGAGTCGATAAAATTGAATGTATATCCCAACCCAACAAACGGTAACATATACTTCTCAGAGAACGTAAACAACTTTGTAATTTACAACTCTACTGGTAATATTGTCAAACAAAACGATACAAACCTATCAAACTTATCAAATGGGGTTTACTTCATTAAAGTGAACGAAAACACATACAAAGTTTTGCTCCAAAAGTAAGATTATGAAAAAATTATTATTAATTGGTATATTGTTACCAAATGTATTGTTTTCACAAACAAGAGTACGAGATACAATACAGAACACCAAAGAGGTTACGATAAATCGTACCATTAATAAAGAATCGACTTCAGAGTTGGTTCGACTTCAAAGAACAAACATATCATCAGTAGATGGAATTAATGCAGAGACCTTCAGAAAAACACCAGATTCTAAGGTCTCTGACGTTTTTAAGAGAGTCACAGGTATAAGTGTTGTTGATAATCGTTTTGTTGTTGTTAGAGGATTAAACGATAGATATAACTTCGCACTTCTTAATGGTTTGCCACTTCCAAGTTCTGAATCAGACAAAAAAGCTTTTTCGTTTGATATATTCCCATCTAACATGGTAGACAATCTTCTTGTTATTAAAACAGCAAGTCCTGATTTACCTTGTGAATTTGCGGGAGGTCTTATCGATATTAATACTTCTGAACCCAAAGATAAAAAAACTAATTCATTACAATTAGGAACGACTTACAATAGAATTACCACATTCAAAAACTTTACAACTTATGATGGAGGTAAGTATGATTTATTAGGGTTTGGGGTTAACGAAAGAAGTTTACCTGATCTACCAAACACAATAAATTTTTCAACACTCTCAAGAGATGATAAGTCTGAACTTGCAAAGATGATGGATTTTAATTGGGGAACAAAAATTAAAACAGCTCTACCAAACACATCAATACAGTATACTTTATCAAATAAAATTAAGTTAGAGGATAAAAACACATTTGGATATCTATTCACTTACAACTACCAAAACAATTTATCATTCAATAAAGTTACGAGAAGAGAGTTTGAAGAACAAGCAACAGGAGTTGTATTGAAAATGGAATTGAATGATTCATTATTCACACAAAACATCTTGCACTCAGGAATGTTGAATCTTTCATATAGTAAAAACCAAACAACAATCAAATTTAAAAACATTTATTCTGTCAACTCTGAGGATAAATTAAATGTTAGAAAAGGTGTTAGAGAGTTAGATAATGACCCAAGACAGTGGGAAAGATCAACTAACTTTTGGTATACTGAGAATAAATTATATACCAATCAACTACTGGGAACACATAAATACAAAAATTTGATTATAGATTGGGGATTAGGTTATAGTAATGTTAGAAGAAATATACCAAATTTAAGAAGGGTTGTTTATAGGAAGTATTCTTACTATGAAGATGATACAACGGAACAATACGTCGCTATAATTCAACAAAACGGAACAATACCAACTGCCGCTGGAAATATGTTTTGGTCAAACTCAAACGAAAATATGTATTCATCAAGATACGATTTCAAATACATAGTAAAAGAAAAACATAATATTAAATTTGGTGGGTGGAATCAAATTAGAACAAAAGAATTCACATCAAGGAACTTTGGGTTTTCACAATATAAACCAGCAGGATCATCATTCAACAGTAATTTATTATTATTACCAGAAACTGAATTATTCTCATATGAAAATATGGGATTATTAAGTAATGGACAAGGTGGATTTAAATTGGATGAAGCAACAAGTGTGGATGACAATTACGATGCAACTTCATTTCTGAATAGTCTTTATGTTTTAGGTGATTTTAAATTTGGTAAGTTAAAAACTGTTGGAGGGGTTAGGTTTGAGTCATATAAACAACAATTTCATTACATAGAGTTCGGTTCAAATTTAGATAAAACTATCGATACAACTGTTATTGATTTTTTACCATCTCTAAACTTAATTTACGACATCACCAATAAGTTTAGACTCAGAGGTAGTATAAGTCAAACGGTATCACGACCTGAGTTTAGAGAACTGGCACCATTCAACTTCTATAACTTTGTACAAGATAATATTATATCAGGTAATCCTAATTTATTAAGAACCAAAATTACAAACGCCGATTTTAGATTCGAATGGTATGCTGGAAAGGGACAGATAGTTACGTTGTCAGGTTTTTATAAAAACTTCGATAACCCTATTGAAATAATAAATAGAACAGGAACATCAGGTGCTCCTGAACTATACTTTTCTAATATAAATAATGCAAACTCTTTTGGTGGAGAATTAGAGTTTAGATTACTTTTATCAACTTTAACTAAAAGTGAAAATAAAATATTTGATAATTTAACGTTGTATTCTAATTTATCATTGATTAAGTCTATGGTTAATATGGATGAGATAATCGGTTCAGGTGGAAATAGACCACTTCAAGGGCAGTCACCTTACATTGTTAATTCAGGTTTATTTTACTCAACTGAAAATTTAAATTTTACTTTATCGTATAACGTTATTGGACCAAGAATATACATTGTTGGTAATACACAAGAACCAAGTGTGTGGGAGAATGGTAGAAACGTAATAGATTTCCAAGTATCGAAGACCATAAAAAACTTTGAAATTAAATTGAACGTGAAAGATGTGATCAGTCAAAAACTATTATACTTCCAAGACTTAAATGGTAATCACAAATATGACAATGGAGACAATAGATGGCAAGAAACAACTTTTGGACAGAGTGTAACTCTGAGTTTAAGATATAATTTTTGATATTATGATTTTTTTTTGTATACTTAATATATTACCTTTTGTCTTAACAATTATAAAAGACCGCAAAGATTATTTCGAGTGGCGTAAAAAGTATGAAACTAAACGAACTTATAACTATAGTAATTCCTTGTAAAAACGAAAAGAGAATTATAGAAAAAACATTGGATCTTTTAAATTATCAATCAGACATTTTTAAAATAAAAGTTGTTGTTTGTGATTCATCTGATGATGGTATTACAAAACCATATCTTTTAGATAGATTGGAATATGAGTCAGGAAGAGACAGATTTGATCTTCATATTATGGATGGTGGACTTCCTGCAAGAGCAAGAAACAACGGATTTAAATTGGTAACAACACCTTATGTTTTATTTATAGATGCCGATGTTTTCTTATTGGATCCTAAAATAATTAAAAGGGCATTTCTTCGAATATATAAAAATAATTTAGATTTAGTGACTGCTAAGTTCAGAAGTGATAACGGTAAATACAACTATATTTACCGTTTGTTCGATTTCCTACAGTTAGTGTCAAAATGGTCCACACCTTTTTGTTTAGGTGGATTCATGATGGTTAGATCGGAAACATTTAAAAATTTAGGAGGGTTTGATGAAGAGATAAAAGTTGCAGAAGACTACCACTTTTCAAAACAAATCAAACCAAAGAAATTTGGTAGAATAAATAACGTAGTTTTTACACCACCAAGAAGATTTGAAAACAAAGGATTAATTTACATGACTAAATTGTTCTTGGGGTCATTCTTTAACCACAAAAACAAAGACTACTTTACTAAAGATCAAAACTACTGGAAATGAAAAAGTGGAAAACCGTGATAATGAGTGATCTTCATTTAGGGGCAAGACAATCACAAACAGATAAGATATTGAAGTTCTTAGAAGAAAATGAAATGGAAACTTTAATATTAAATGGGGACATCATCGATGGGTGGGCAATCAAAAGTAACGGTAAATGGACCAATGACTGTACCAAAATAATAAGAAAGATAATCAAACTATCTGAAGGTAAAACAAAAGTGGTATATATTCGAGGAAACCACGATGACTTCTTAAAAGACTTTATCCCATTTCAACTAAACAATATTGAGATTGTTAGAATGTATAATCATATTGGAGTTGATGGAAGAAATTATTATTGTTTTCATGGTGATGTTTTAGATTTTGTTATTATGAAAGCAAGATGGTTGGCAGTTGTTGGTGGATGGTCTTATGATTTCGTTATTAAACTAAACACAATCTATAATAAAATTAGAAAGACTTTCAAATTGAAGTACCACTCATTGGCAAATGATATTAAACAATCTGTTAAGGGTGCCATTAACTTTGTTTCTGATTTTGAAACAGGAGCTAAAGGGCTTACACAAGAGAAAGGGTATGATGTCGCGGTATGTGGTCATATTCACCAACCAAAACTTGAAGTTGATTATATGAACTCAGGTGACTTTTGTGAGAACTCTACATGCCTTGTCGAAGATAAAAAAGGTAATTGGAAAATATTAGAGATATAGTTTTTTCTTAACACACATCAATTCATTTTCGATTTACATGTCCAAATAAAAGAATTATTTTTTGAAAAGAAAATAAACCAATAACAATATAAAAATGAAACAACTTGTAATTGACCCAGCTCATTCTGACTTGGGATTTAAAATCAGACACTTGATGGTGTCAAACGTAAAAGGAACATTAACAAATTATTCAGGTGGTATGTCTTATACTACTGAAGATATGAGTGACGCTCAGATTCGTTTTGAGGCTGAAGTTAACTCAATTTCAACAGGAAATGGAGACAGAGATGCACACCTTAATGGAGAAGACTTCTTCAACACGGAGAGATTCCCTAGAATGTATTTCGAATCAACTTACTTGAATCTTACTGACGGTAAAATGAAAGGTGAAATGACTATCAAAGACACAACTAAAACTATTGATTTAACTGTTGAGTATAATGGTAAATCAGTTGATCCATGGGGTAACACAAAACACGGATTTGAGATCTCAGGAACTATTAACCGTTCAGACTTTGATCTTACTTGGAATGCGGCACTTGAAACAGGTGGTGTATTGTTGAGTGATGAGGTTAAACTGAATTTGGATGTTCAGATGATGGAATTGGTTGGTGAATTAGAACCACAAACTGAAACAGCAGAATAAAATAATTCTTACACAACGTTAAATAATAGAATCCCCACTCAAAAGGTGGGGATTTTTCTATTACTAAAGTATTTATATGTAATGAAAAATCTTGTTAGATCAATCCTTAATGAAGTTTACCAAAAACAAAACAAACCTGACTTAATTAAGGAATGTACAATTGCTGCGGTAAGATTAGATAACACTGTAGTTTTAGCGAAAAATAGAGATAGAGGTTATAAGGCTAGAGTTGAGATTATTCATGAGATTGTGAACGATGTTGAAATGGTTTATTGGAGAGATATTGATACTGATTGGAGTGAGGGGATGAATGAATTTGGTATTGGTATTGTAAATTCTAGTTTGATGGTTGCTCAAGATGAGAAAGAAGGTAAAGGGGTTGAAAAAGAAAGAAAGATTGATGATAAAACTAAGGATAAGACCGAAAAAAAAAGATTTGCAGCTGATGGTGGTAAAATAAGAAAAGCTTTAACTTATAAAACTTTACCTAAAGTAATTAAATCTATAATTTCTTACAGAGGTGAAGATAAAAAAGATGTGGGACTTAAAGGAGAAACAATAGTTTCAAATAATGAAAATATTTATATTGTTGAAATGACAGCTAAACATTCTCCCATTATTAAAAAATTAAAATCAGATTCTAAAATTGTCGTAAGAACAAATCACGGAATTTATCAGAAAAGTGCTGGTTATACTCATGGTAGAAAAAGAAAATCTTCTGTTACAAGAATGGAATTGGCAAAAAAACATTTGGAGGGTGCTAAAAAAGATATAGATGTCATTGATGCGATGAAGAAGAAATACAAAAAAGATCCATTTTTGAATCCATACAGAACAAAGAACATGTATCATATGCAAACAACAGGTCAAATAATGATGAACCTTGATAAAAAACTTGTTGTTGTTAGAATGGATAATGAGATGGGAGAGTTTGTTGGTATTAAAACAAAGTTACCAAAAGATTATAAAGCAAAAATTGAAATAAGAGTAGAGGGTGAAAAAACCCATGATAAAGGAAAAAAATTACCAACGTAGTGAAAAATTTAATTAAAAGAATACTAAAAGAAGAAACAAAATCACTTTTAACTGAAGGTGGTATTCGTGACATTAAGAATCTTGCTAAAAGATATAAAATGGCTAAAATCTATTTCCATCTTGATTTAGATGGTGTTACAACTGCTTTGGCTATGAAACATTATTTAGAAAGAAATGGTATTAAAGTAGTTGATGCTGAACCAATTCAATATGGAGCAAAAGAATTCGCAGTTAAGAAACCTGATGGTGAAGGTGAGATTATGCCAGTTCTTGTGGATTTTGCACACGGTAAACCAATGTTTGTTATTCATACGGATCACCACGACACTCAAGCTGGAGTTGAGGGTGATACATCTACAAGCTTCAAGTCGGCAAGATCTAACGTTGAAACTATATCACAAAGTATATCCCCATCTGAAATATTTCCACCTGAAGACGTTGAAACAATTTCAATTATTGACTCTGCAGACTTTGCAAGACACGACATTAAACCAAGAGATGTTATCAATTACCTTTTCCAAATTGATAGAACAAAAGGGTTCAAAGAAAATAAAAGAAAAATGGGATTTGTTGCTAACAAACTATTATTAGCTTTTAAAAACAAACCTAATTTTTTAAGTGATATTGTATTAAATGCTCAACCATCATTACTTAGTATCTTGATGAACATCAAAGATCAGATACAAAAGAAAGGTTATGCAACTTTAGATAAGTTAGAACAAAATAAAGAAGCATACATTGAATCAAGAAAAAAAGAAGGTGCTGTTGAATACTCTGATGGAGTTATCAGTCAATATGGTTTTGGTTCTACGATGAAACCTGGATCTTATGATCGTTACACACCATTTGAAAATTATCCTGAAGCCGATTTCTTAGTTACGGGAATGCATTTAGGTATGGTCCAAGCATCTTGTAACCCATACAAAAAAGACAGAGCCCTTAAAGGTGTTAATTTAGGTGAAGTTAAGGATGAGGTTTTAGATAAAATGTCATCAGAGTTAGAAAGTATAAAAGTGACTTTTGGTGATCTTAAAAGAGTTGGTGAACAAGAAGCTGAGTTTGGTTCTGTTGGATTCACATTAAAAGATTTCATGGCAATTTATGGTAATGCCCCTTCATATAAAGTTGATGGTGGTAAAAGTACTTTAGATATTATTGGAAACATTTCTCAAAACTTATATCGAAAACTAAGTGATAAACAAAGAGACATGTTAGATAAAATAACTGTTAATGGTTTAGATGTAATCAAAGCAAACTCAGGTGGTCACAAATGTATTACTAATATTTCAGGAATAAGTTTCTTATTAAGAGATAGGAAGATAAGAACTAATACTGATGTTGAATCTATTCCTGCTGATTTACAACCGATTGCAACTTACGAGGGTGGAAATGACTTTGTTAAAGACATTAAAGGTAAGTTATTAAGATTTGGTAGTATCTCTGACAAACAAAAAGACGCGGCTCTTAGACAAATTAATAAAGAAGGTTCTTGGTCTACAGGTGAAGTTGAAAGACCTAAGAAAACATTTGTTGATTTAGTTAAAGAAATACAAACAGAGTTCGTATCAATCTTAAAAAATAAGATAAAAGCATCAGGAGATGAAAGATCCGAACCTGATTTAGGAATAGAACTTGAAGAACAAGTTAGACGAATTACCAAAAAACAACTATCGTCAAGAATCTAATTCTAACCCATACTCTTTAGGACCATCTCCAAAGTGTAGATGGAATCTTTATCTTGTTTGGTCTTAACTTGTTTTGACTTCAAATACTCCAAACTTTGTAGTACCTCTTCCTTCTTTGATTTAGGGTTTGAGGTAGGATTATTAACCTGAGATTTTTTAACCACAGGAAATGATTTTTTTTGAGTACCAACCTCATCACCCATAAATTCTCTAACAATCTCTAAAGACTTGTCAGGGTTCCAAGTGAACATATTTACTAAGATGTATGCGAATATCTTTTTCATACTACAAAGATAATGAAAATAATCGATATTTATAAAAGTATGAAAGATCTAATAAGAAACATATTGAAAGAAAAAACATCAATAAAGTCTAAGGAATCGATATATGAATCAGAATTGGATGAAGTAGGTAGACCAAGAATATATTCTGATGAAGAGGTTTTAGAACGTGCTTGTAAATATAAAAACGCAAGAGACTTTTCAAAAAACGATGATAAACATTATGCGGCAGCTCTCAGACGTAGAATGATGTTGAAAATACGTGGGACTTGTGGTTACAAGTCACTTGGTAATTTGTATAGTAGAATGTTATACATGTATATTTGGGAAAAAAACATCAATGCTGTTTATTTTGGTTTGACTTGTGATGAGGACAGAAGATACAATGAACATACAAAAGAAGAAAAAGAAATATTAGATGAGATGGATGTTGCACCTAATTGTAAAATTGGAAATAAATCTGGGGTTCAAAACTTCATTAAACAACACGGTAATTTTGATAGGTACTTTAATATTTCAAACGGTTATATTGATGCAGAAACAGCGGCTTTTGGTGAAATGTGTTTAATAGACCACTTCAAGACTGATCCAGAATGGGCCGGTAAAATTATTGTAGTCAACAGAACAAAAGGAGGTGAATTAGGTGGTAGATGTTTTGCAAGTGCTAGAAGAATGTTACAAGATGTTAACAAAATATTAGAAAAACAATATAATACACCTGAAGAATTAGAAAAAGGTGACCCTAAAATGTTTGCTTATTGGGCTAAAAATGCAAACACTCAGAGAGCATTGAATCAAGGTTTGAATAAAAGATTTTTCCCTGACGCACCATATTCAAAAGACGAAATATTATCTATTGCTTTTAATTATTATGATGAAAATAAATTCAAAGAAGAAAACGAAAAAGCTTACAAAAGTGCAAAAAGAAATAAAATGTTAGATATTCTTTTTCCACCTGGGTTTGTTTATGTAAATTTAGATAATGATAAAACATATAATAATTTGAAAGAAGTTAGTGACGATTTGAATGTTGATTTTTTCGATTTATTTAATGATATGAAAAGAGGTCAAGGTGAGTTAGACTATAACATAGTTTTAAAACCAAAAAATGAAATTAACGAAAATATATTAAAAAAGATCATAAAAGAAGAAACGGAAGAAATTGACCAAAAGGTTATAAATTTTTTAGTAAGAAGACACAAAGTTAATGAAGTTAATATCGATGACCGAATTAAATTTAAAGAAGTGTATTTCAAAGTAGACGATGACTATTATTTAGGTATATCAATGTTTGACAATAAAAAAAAACAAATAAAATTGATTATAGATATGTTGGAAAATAACAATGTTATCGAACCAATTAATAACTTTTCAAATGAGAACGACCCATACAGACAAAAAATTGTTAGAACCATTAAAAAGTTTTTATCTGAAATAATGTAATGAAAGAATTAATTAGACATATATTAAAGGAAGAAACTGAGGGTTCAGATTTAAATACAAAAGGAATAGATATTGCAATTAATATTCTCAAAAAATCATATCCTTACATCATTGGTTGGGAACTTTTTCAGGAGAGTTCATTTATGATATATATTAATATTATTTGCGATATTGAAAAACTTAAAAAGTTTTATAATAGTGATTTAAAACCTTATTATATTAGACATAAAGATGAAATATATAGTGAAAAATTATCATATGCACCTTCGGTTTTAGAAGCTGGTAATACTATATCGCATGATGAAAAGTACCAAGACTATAAAGAACTCAAAGATGAATTAAACGACATATATCAAATGCTTCCTGAGAGTACCATTCAAAAAGATAGATATGGTGACCCCAAAGAAATAGATCCTGACAAATTTATGTATAGATGAAAAAGTTGATTAAACATACATTAAAAGAAGACGAGGGAAATAATCTTGAACAAAGATTTAGAAACTCAATGCAAAAACTTCAATATATCTTTGAAAGTCAAGTTTCATCTCATATTGACTCTGTCGAAATAAGTGAAATTGAATTTGACCCTAAATATACTGAAATCCAAGCAAAACTTACGGTTAAATCATATTATGAAGACCATGATTTTGGTTCACTTGCTAAACACATTGATAGATTAGAAGATGAAGTTTATAAAATTCAAGGAAAATACACATTCACAGAAAACGGTGGTTTGATTAAAAGAGGTCCCGACCATGATTGGATTATGAGTTGTATACCAATTGGTATGAAATGGCAAGCTGGTGGCGAAGAATCATTTCTGTTAATTTTAGAATTTTGGATAAGACAAGAGGAATACGATGCGTAATGAGAAATTTAATTAAATTGATATTAGAAGATGAGGTTAAAAGAAAATACGAAAAACCTACACCAAAAATAGAACAACTTGTTTATAGATGGTTAAACAACTATTTTGATGGTGCAAAAATTTACCATGACAAATCGTGGGAAACAAGACATGATTTTGAATGGTGTAATCATGGAAAAGAAATAATGAAATTTATATTATTTTTTGAAGATAATAGTGATGTTTTTGACGATAGAAGAAAAACTGAAGAAAGAGATTTTGAATCAGGTTCAATTTATATTCCAAATGATATATTTAAAGATTTGATGTCTGACATTCCTGTAAGGGCCAGTTACTTAAAATACCTTTTTGAAGAATGGTTTGACGACACTTATTTAGGTGAAATTCAAAGTAAGATGGGTAGAAATGACATCTATATTTCTGAATTCAATATAGATGATAGAGATGCTCAAACTTGTGTTCCACCCATGACAAAACCTGAAGGCGTGACTGAGGAGGATATGATAGAACTTATTCTTAAAACCACACTGTTTAAAAGAGCTGGTATATTGAAAAACGAAGAAGAAAGTCCAGGGTGGATTGAAAAAACATATTTAGAAAAACTTCGTAATGTTGAATATGACAGATTAAGAGGACTATATTGATGAGAGAACTGATTAGACATATCTTAAAAGAAAATAGACTCCAACAAGAGTTGAAACAAGTTATCGAAGATAATGGTATCTTTGATGCTATTGATATGGTTGGAGGAATAAAAAACTTTAAAAAAGTATTCAAGAATGATCCTGAAGCTTCTAAAATATTGGATGGATTAACAGGAGTTGTTGATTTCGAATATCACGATGCGTTTAAAGATCCTCGATTTTTTGTATTCCCAATTGAATATGAAATAATAGGTATTGAAAAAAACACATGGGGCACGCATTCTTGGCCTTTATTGAATCTTATTTATGATGATAGTAAATTAACTTCAGCGGAAAAAAAGAAACTAATAACCATCCTTGCCACAATTCAAAATGACAATACTGTAGGAAAGATAGAAACCAACTTACCTGAAATTAAAAGTTCTGGTTATTTTGATGTTAGACAAATAAATGGTAAAAATACCGATATACATGATGTAGAATTCCCTTTTTCAAAAGAAGATGTGAAAAGAATACACAATAAACTTTATGATGAGTCTGAAAGTTTGAACGAAAGTGATAATCGTGAAACTGACAAAAATTTAAGAGCACTAAATGTATTGTTATCTTTGGTTAGTTGGGATGGACTCTGTGATATATGGGCAGAATACAATCCTGATGATAAGGAATATGAAATACGGTCTAAGACTACTGTAAGACATTTTTATAGTGATGAAATACTTGAAGAGTTAAGTTCATTAGAGGACTCAATAAAATCTATGGGAATCAAAGTGTATATCTTTGCACCTTGGTATGTGGATAGTTGTGACGATGAGGTTAAGTTCATGAACGAGAGTTCAAACAGAAGTGAAAAAGACACAAAAAAACTTTTCAGAATAACAAAAATGATAATGGAAGACCTAATACTTCCTGAATATAATCATCTTATTTGTTCTTATGAAATAACATTAAACGAAGTTTTCAATATACCTGAAGTTACAGTTTTATTTATTGGTGGTTACGGAACAAAACTTTGGCCCATGACACAAGGTATAAGACAAATGTATTTAAATGTTTTAGAGGACATTTCAAAAGAAATTGCAAACTATACAGGAGTAGTAATCGGTGTTCGTGGAGAACAAACACCAAAGTGTGATGATAAAGAAAATATTTATCTAAGAGAAAGTAAATCAGAAAACAAAGAATATAGTCCAGCAGGAAAAGAAATTACGCCAAAAGAAAAAGTTTATCATCAATCAAATCCTATTTTTAGAAATAAAATTGAAGAACAAGGTTTAAAAGTTCGTGCTGGTGAATGTTACAAAATATATGTAGGATATGGGGAAAAATGTATTCCTGCAATATTTGCAACCAACTCATCGAACAAAAGAGCTTGGTTTGATTCAACATATGACGACGATGTTTGGGAGATTGATACAACAAAAATACCAAATGTTAAATGGTTTAAAGATAGACATTTTGATTCAAGGTCAAAACATATTGTAACATTTGAAAATATACCAAGAGACGCAATCAAATTGATTTATGAAGGTTCAGGTAAAGACTCAGGACTGATGGAATCAGAAAGTAAATCAGAAGACAAAAAACTAAACTTAGTGAAAGAAATGATTTATAGTCTTTTTGATGAGGTTGAATTTATTGAAGTTGATACAAATTACGAAGGAAAACCACTTATCGAAGTCTATCATGATGTAGAGGATAACGCAGCAAACTACGATAATTGGTTTACTCATAGAATAATAGATGAAATTAAAGAAATGACAGGAGATGGTGTTGTTTTAGCTCCGTGGTGGGCTTTAGGTTGGGATTGGAAATATAAAAATCCAGACATTTTTATTAAGGTTCAAAAAATAGACTATGACGATGAAGGAAATGTTATAAACGAATCTGACGAATCAAAAAAAGAAAGAAAGTTTAATAAATTAATTCAAAATGTGGAAGATTATTTAAACTCCAACGAATATCCGAGTGTTAAAAAATTTACTGTGTATTATGATGACACACATGATGATGTTATTGTTAATATATTCTTTAATGTCCAAGACTCGATTAAATTGGGTGGAGGAATTAACTCTGTTATTAAAAGAGTTGGGAAACAAGTCATGGAAGACTTGGAGGTATTTCCTATGGACTTCAAATATTACATACATTTCGATAGAGATATAAATGAATCAGAAGAAAAACAACCAAAGTATTTGAATATAATCAAAGATCTTGTAGAACCATTCAAAGACGAGGTGGGTGTATGTGATATAAATGTTTCATATGACGATGATGATGATATGTATAGTGTTTATATTGTTATGAGTACGGAAGAAATGAATGATAAGTTTTCTTATGTTCCCATGATACAAAGTCACATTTCAAAATTGAGAATAAATGTTAGAACTACCATTAAAGATTATTTACCAATAGATAATTTGTATGTTGGGTCATATGGTAAACCAAATTGTAATTGGAACCCTTTAAATGAATCATCAATTAAAGAAAAATCTTTAGTTAAACTAATAGAAAAAGACGGACTATACGACTTTGTTGAAATGACAGGATTAGACTTCAATCAAGTTAGATCGTTAATAAAACAAATAGACAACCCCAAAGAAATATTAAAACAATACATTAGAGAATTTGTTTTAGAACATGATGGGACGAGTAATGGGGATTATGGATCTCTCTTTGCATTAAGATTACCATTGAGTAATACCAAATATGTTAATGACATAATGGTTCAAGACAGTGAACAAATTGCTGTTGAAATATGGGGATATGAAGAAGATGAATACGGTCACACCGAACAAACAGAACAATACCTAACAAGTATTAACAGCCTAACTAATGAAGAGTTACTATCAATCCTTTCTTGGATGATGGAAACAATTGAGGGGGGTTATTGGGATTAATCAAATAATTTTCTTATATTTGCCTTTATGGAAGGATATATCTATTTAGGTGAATACTATGACTTACTTGGTCGTGAGTTAGACACCACAGACAAAAAAATCGGAAAAACAATTTCTCTTACTCAAAGAGAATACCAACTTAATCGTACAAAATCTCCAATAGGATATAAGATCATCTCTGCGTATATGGTAGACGATATGGATAAGGTTGAAAAGCTTTTACATGCAATCCTTGACAGTCGAAGACTTGTTGGTGAGTGGTTTAAAGATGAGGAAGACACATTAACAGGTGAGTTTATTAACTTTATGAATATCTATGGTGCAACACCAATGGATATGAATCAAATAAAAGAAGATCAAATCACATTGAGTGGTGATGACCGACTTGTAAAGATTGCCAACTCATTTGGTAAAGATACGATGTTAATTAGAACATACAAAGGAATCGATTACGATGTTTTATTAGACACAAAAGGTATTCTACACTTCAACGGAGAGTTATTTGATACACCAAATAAATTTTACAATAGTGGCTTACTTAAGTTCTTAACAGGTAAACGTGGAAATAGTGGGACCAATCAGGTAACACAATTTAAAATTAAAGAAACGGGGGAATCTTTAAAAGAATTGTAATGAAAAAAGATTTATCAAAGGTGATAGAGAAATATGTGTATTCTCATCTATCTCACAGGGATGACATTTTAGTCCAAGTATTAAAAACACCAAAGAGGTATAATGTTCACATCATAGTGTACTTAAAACCTACAGACGGATTATGGGCAACAATAAATAAAGGTGTTGACAGACAAGATCTTATGAGAGGTCTTAGAGACTATTTGAATTTGGATTGGGATAGCTGTATGATTTTCTGTCAAACTAAAGACGTTTAGTATCATCAATATTCAGTAACTTTGTAAGTTTCATATATTTATTTATATGAATCTACAAGAACAAATATATAGAATAAAAAATGTAATCCAATTTATTTCTGAGTCTAATTATCTTACTCAACCTATGAAAATGGGAGTTGAACTTGATGAGGTTGAAACATTACAAGAATTAATGAAGATTCCTGTTACAGGTAAGTTTGACCAAGAAACTGAAGACTGCGTTAAAGAATTCCAAACTTTCACTGATATAAGAATAGATGGTATTGTTGGTCCCGAGACAAGAGAGAAATTAAATGATTTGTTAGATAACAAAATCAAAGGGTGGTTAGGATGTAAAAAAACACCATTAGAAAACAAAACACAAAAAGTTGTAGGTTTAGATCCTAACGCTCCAAAAGGAACCTCAGGAAAACAAAATATATCCTCAGATGACATCGTAGGTTCTGATTGGAGATCTTGTAAAGCTTTTAGAGCTAAAGGTGGTTTAGCTAAGTGGGGTGATAAAATCAAAATAGAAGCAAATACTTCAGGGTTTTTAATTTCATATAATGGTCCATCATCAGGGTTATCAATTGCTCATGCTATGAATGGTGGTGATACCATTCACCAATTATATAATGTTTTGATTTGCGAGATCAATCCATTCTTAGCTCAGGGTGGAATGAAACCAAATATAGATGGAATAACTTTCCAAACAGGAAAAAATGGTAAAGATTCTATGTTAAGTATATTGGTTCCTATTACTAAAGGTGATGGGGTTTGGCAGTTAGATCGTAGAGGTGGATGGAATCATGATCCAGGTGGTGGTAAAATGTCAAGAAAATGTGCCAAATTAACTAAACAAGGTAAAGAATGTATTGGGCCAGTAACTAAAGTTGCCAACGGACCTTTTGGTAAAATTACTGAATACTTTGTAACACATCAAGCATAAAGATATGAATTTAAACGAACAAATATCAAGAATACATGAGTTGATGGGATCAAACAAAAGAACCCTTAATGAAGGTAGAATTTTCATCACACCTGATGAAAAAGAAAGACTCAATGACATTATAGGTAAAACAGCTTTAGTTGTTGCAGGATCTGACATCGACCCAAATGATATGGAATATGTTGATGAAATAAATTATAAGTATGCTGATGGTAAAGATGCTGTTGTTACTTTTTATGTATCAAATGATTCACCAGGTCTTTATGGTTATTATCAAGCTCATGACTTAAAAACCCCTGACGATAACATTATTGTTATACAACAAAAACCATTCAAAAGAATGTTGACAGGTGTTGATAAAACATACAAGGATTTAACAGGTGACAGCGAAGCGGGAATAAACAGTTTAACTTCAACAATCAAACATGAATTTCTTCACGCTAAAGATCCAAATGTGAATGAATATAAAACTAAAATACCCTATAATACAAAAGATGAAAAATTATATTTTAGTAGTTGGTTTGAGTTTGAAGCAATGACGGGAGACTTCTTTGATAGTTTGGTTTCAAAGATAGAGAAAACAATTAATATCGATAGTCCTCAAGAAAAGAAAGATAAAGTGAAAGCCGTTTTAGACGACTTATTAGATTTTTATTCAGGAAAAGAAAAGAAACTTTCAAACGACACATACGACTTTATACAAGGAACTCAAAGTAGAAATATACTACAATCAATATTAAAATTTGTAGAAAGAACGGTAGATAAGATTATTGACTTAGGAATTTCTAATAACCTATTGGACAAACACAATTTCTACATTGATAAAATAAAAGAATATAATCCTGATGGATTTAAGGAATTCACCAAAGATCTTTATAAGATTATTGATGCGGTGAAAGATAGATATAAGTTATAAGTTGTAATGAATCTACGTGAACACATTAAAAAAGTATTGAAAGAAGAAACTCAGGTTCCTCCTCAAGTTCTAAGAAGACACCATCTGATTGATGAGATGTTTGAACATATTAGGGAAAGATACTCAAGACTTTTTTGTGACTACAGAAATCCTAACATTTTATTAAGTGTTCTTTATGAAAGAACTTTATCGGACTTGTATCATGCTTGGTTCTATAAAACAGTATCAGATGATGATTGGGAAGTTGCGGCAGAATACATAGAAAAATACATAATAGATAAATACGAAAAAGAAACAATTGATCTTTGGGAAGTATTTTGTAAAAAGAAAAATCCATTAAAGAAAAAAGAAGAAACTGAAGGTGTTGGTGGTTATTCAGCACCTGCATTTGAAATGAAACCTGATCACGTTCACTTCAAACACCAATATAATGAAGAAACAGAACTTACAGAGAAATGTTGGAAAGGATATACTCAAAAAGGTATGAAAACCATGTTTGGTAAGAGATATCCTAATTGTGTTAAAAAGAAAAAGTAATGAACCTACAAGAACAAATATCAAGAATGAAATCAATGATGGGACTGAATGAAGTAACAAACCCATACAAAGTTAATTGGGAAGAACCAACAAGAGAATATTTTGTTCAAGAATTAGATGAGTTATTGGGTAATGAGATGAGGTTTTCAAAAGGAGAGTTT